AGCGCCCTGCTTACAATGTCGATCGGCTGAGTCATGCTGACCCCTTATGCACAATGCATGATGGCGTAATTGATTTTCACTGCGTCTGACAACGAACCGCCAGAAAGATTGATGATTGTGATGGTCGCGGATCCAGCCGACAAACTGCTGCACTGGACAAAATACGCACCAAGTCCACCGCCACCAATGCAGACATTTAGCACATCTTTTGCCGAGATCAGGCTGTTTGTCAGCGTAAAAGTGGCAGTTGCAAGATTAGCCAGTGTCGCATTATTCATCGTAATCACGCCGGCCGACTTATCCAAAGTGACGCCGGTAGATTTGCTGGTCAATTGCGTGACCGCACCTTGAGCAGCTGCGGAATAGGTAAAAGTAGCAGTTGCAATCTGATCGCTGGCGGTCATGCTGCCGGCGACAACCGCGTTGGTGCCGTCAAAAGTGAAGTTGGAAGAACCGCTGAAGGTTCCGCCGCCGTTGTATTGAACCTGCGAAGCACTCCCGCCTGGAGTGCCGCTGCTTGTGGTCGGCGTTGTGGCTCGTAAGCTCACAGTCCTTCTCCACTGGTGATTTCAAAGGCGCCAACACCATCTGCTTTAAACCATGAGTTTGCCGGCAGACCGCTGAAAACTTCAACCGAATAGGGCATCAGCCCCAATACAGCTTTGGGGGCGCCATCTGCGGGCGTTGCAACTGTGATGGTCGGGGTGCCGTTGCCGGGTATCGGTGCCGCCCAGCCTAAATACTGTTGCGTGCCGCTAAGATTGCGTACGCGGTAAGACGTTGGGCCACTATTGTTGGTTGAAAGCACTTGAACCGCGCCTGTGCCAACCAAATAAGTTAATCCAAACGGGGAAAATGCGCTGTCATAAGCCATTATGTTGACCTCTTAAAGAAGTGGGAACCGCCCTTGCAAACGGTTCCCGATACTGCAAACAGCCTTAGAACGTGCTGAAATCAGTGCCGTAGATGTAAATGTCAACGGTGCCGCCAGAAACAGCGGTGCCGACGTTCACATAGAACGTCTGCGCCGACAGGTTCGCGGTGCCAGTGGCAGAAACCACGGTTGATTTCGTAACGTATGCCGAGCTGGTATTGCTGGTCAGCGCGGCATTGGTCACGATTTCAGTGCCTGTGCCAGCCGGACCAGTCCAAATCGCCAGGTACCCAGCAGAAACGTTTTTATTCGCGTTGGTGATGACAACATTGGTGACGTTGTAGGTCGAGCTGTTGATGACATTAAACGAAGCCACATCGCCGGTGGCAGCGAGTGAAACGCCGGTTGCATAACCAAGCAAACGATACGCCTGATTAGTGCCGAGGGATTGCGGGTGAATCGTGGTGGCCGAGGCCGGTCCTGGATTTGCCATGATGAATTCCTTTAAATGAGGTTAGACGGGGCGCATTGACTGCGCCCCTGGTTATTACGCAGCTACGCGGCAAGCAAGCTCGGGATACAGCGGCGCCCAGCCGTAGAGCACATCCAAACGAGTCGGGATTGAATCGTTATTTATTGTGTACTGACGGACAACACGGATGGACATCCCCAGCTCTTTGTCGCTCGCACGACCAGCAAAGTGCACACCTTCCGGCAGCTCAAGGTCAGCCATCGCAACGGTAAACGCATTGCGGTGCATGACAATGTTCTGCGGTGACACAGTGCCAGAACTATTAAAGAATGTAACCGCCGCGGTTGCGCTCGTGGTCGGAATGCTGACGTTTTGGAACTGACCGGCAGTAATCACCGCAGGTGAAACAGTTACGCTAAACGAAGTGCTGGTGCCAGAAGCAGCAGTTTTCACAACAAAGTTACGCAGCTTGTTAGTGCCATACGCTTGACGGTTCTGCGGGTTGACCGCATACACGCCAGCGATCTGGAAAGTGTCGCCAGCATTCAGCGAAACAGCACCAGTCGAAGTCAGCGTGATCGTCGAGGTCGAAGCCCAGCCAGTGGTCAGGAAGCCCGAGGCGGTCGTGGTCGCGCAGACCGCGGTGCCGGCGAACGAACCGAACGTCTGCGAGACAACGTTCTGATCCATCTTCCACTTCATGCCGGCCGAATCCGTACCCATCAGACCCTTTTCATACTGCTGGGAAATCTTCTGGTTCGGCACAAACAGACCTTTCAGGCTGTCAACAATCGTCGCGCTGGTGAACGGTTCCACGATGCACGAACGACGGCCATCACGCGGCGCACCTTCGCTGTCCAAATAGGCACCAGCGGTCAGGTAGGTCAGCAAGCTGGTCGGCGGCGTGCCTGCAGTGCCGACAATGTTCGCGGTATTGGCAGCAGCAGTAACCAAACCATCGCGGTCGATTTTGTTTGCAATAGCGGCCACGGCCGGTTTCAGCACGCGGTCCGAAAACATATCCAACGACAGCGCCAGATCCTGAGTCGTAAAGCTGGTGTCAACGTGGAACTGAGTCGACAAAGTAACCGGCACGCTCGTCTCGTTGAAATCTTCAACGTTAAGAGCCGGACCAGTGGTGCCGATAAAACGACCCGGACGGCGAACGTTTACAGTCGCGCCGATTTTGCCGCCCACAACAGCGAATTGATCGTCGTAATTGCGATCGACTTCACCCGTAAAGGTCAATTCGTTTTCAAGCACCATCAGTGCTTCGTTCGTGATTTTGCTGATAGTCAGCAGATTATTAGCCATGATTGTTTCCTAAATAAAAGATTATCGAATTTTTCCTGCCAGCCTTGCCTGCTTCCATGCTTGATAAGATCCGTGGAAAACTCCATCCGAGTTGACCTGCGTATCCATCGCACTTCCACCGCCCTTTATGGGCCTGATCGGTGCTGGCGCTCTTTGTTTCGTTGCAGCAGCTTTCGCCGGTTCTTTCTTCTCGAATCGCGCTTCCAATTTCCCAATCTCGCGCAGTGCAGTAATCGTGGACATTTCAGACAGCTTTTGTGCAAATTCTGGATTCTCGGCCAAGTGATAGAGCACCTGCGGCCCGACATCACTTTCAAGTATTGCATCCCGCACCTGGTCGCTGACAGCGACATCGCTTGATGCAACAACGTCCTCAAAGTCCGGTAAATCTGCCTTCACCGCGGTAATCCGGTCAGTCCATTGTTTGATGGTTTGCTGACGTTCCGTTGCGGCTTTCTTTTCTGCCTCTTGCCGGTCACGATCCTTTAATGCTTTTTCTGCGGAAAATTCAGCCAGTGCGCGTGCATATTCAAACGCATCAGTGAATTGCTCGGGCTTTGGTTCAGCATCAGGATCAGCTGCCTTTTCGGGCGCTGCCTTTTGCTCATATTCCCGTAGCCTTGCTTCGGCGCTCTCGCGGCCTGCGCGTTCCTTTGCTGCTTCGGCTTTCGCCTGTTCGCGCTGCTTTACGACTTCGCCGATCCGCTTCTCAATCTTGGGCTTGCTTTTCTTTTCCGGTTCGTCTGCTGCGGCCTCTTTCTGCTCAGTTTCGGCGTCTGCCTCAGATTCATTCTGACCCTCGTCCGATTCGACTGGATCCGCTTCAGCGGCCTCGGTCGGTTCGTCCTGGGCAGCTAAACCCATTCGCTGAGCATAAAATTCGGCTGCATTCTCACTTGTTAAAACGGTTGCTGCTTGCGCTTCTGATGCTGACATGGAATTTCTCCAAGAAATAAGCCCAGTGAACCCACTGGTAGGTTACTTCTAAACCCTTGATAAATTACTGTCAATTATTGAATAAATGGGTTAGCACCTGCCGAAATATCCTCAACCGCGATCTGTGCTGACCGTTGCTGCTCGGCGTTCCTGCGCTCGATTTCATCCTGCAGGCGCCTGGTGTCCATTTTGTGCAGCATCAGCTGCACAATGCCCTCAATTTCTGACTTGTTCTGGCTGGTGATGGACCGCGTGTTTTGGTCGTTTACGCGCACTTCGGCCATCGTTTCGGTGTTGTGCGCTCTGGCGGTCACATCCATCAGCTTGCGCTGGGTTGAGGCATCTTCCTGCATCTTTTTGACGGTTGCGCCATGCTGAATGTCAAGTTTGAGTGCGGCATTCTCTTGCTGCAGATCAAGCATTGCCTTTTTGCTCTGCTGCAGCTGCATCTGGATCTGTGGCGGCACTGGTGATTTGTCATCAATCTGCGCCAGCGGGTTAGCGGCAGCGAGCCGGTCGGCAATCACTTCGGCGCCTGGGAAATCCATGTTGCGGAATACCAGATCGCCAGCAATGTTGAACAGCTCAGGTTTGCCAGCCAGTAGCGGCATCATCGCCTCAACCGCCTGTATGCGCTTGCTGTTGTAGCCTGGACCCGTATCCATCACCACATCGTATTCGCCGACCGTAACGTCGTTCAAGACCTTCAGCACGCCCATTTCGTCCTGTTTACGCTCGTTGATCGTGACCAGATCCGGCTGGCCATCGGCGCCAATAATCCGCATCACGCGCTGTTCGTTGTAAATGTGCGGCGCCAAATCCAGAATAATCTGGCCAGTCTGACGTATCGAACGCGTCAAATTGTCATAAAAATGGTAATTGTTCATGTCAATCTGCTGCTGCTGACCGTTCAATGCTTTGCCGCTGATATTGCCCGGTATGTTGCTGGGATCAAATATCCCGAGCACCGTCTGCAGATCCTCGTTGATCGCCGCGGCTGCGGTCATCACACCGGCTGGTGGCGGTTCCGGCTGCAGTCGCACAGGCACCGGCGCCGGCCGGCCGTCAATGTCCGTCTGTTTGTAGCGCAGCACCGGGTTGCTGGCAATATTCGCCCTGGTCCATTCGTTCTCGTGACCTTCGTCCTGACCTTCGGCCAGCAACCATTTAGCTTTGGGCGCCAAAGCGACCGATTCGGTCATGCTGGTGCGCCAGTAGTTATACATTCTGCTCGGATCTTTAGCGAACCGCACCAGACCGTATTTCTTGCGCTTGTCGTTGACGATCAGCTGGGCGCCGTAGACCGGCACGACCGGAATAAACCGTCCAGGCCAGATTTTTTCGTCCAACACTTCCATTGCGGTGACTTTGCACCATTTGATCTGCTTCCTGAAGCTGTCGCGCTCGTCGACCACCGTGATACCGGCCAGCGCCATCGCTTCGGCGCTCGGCAGCTCGTCCTTGAATACCGATGTGCCATCGGACAACATCAGCAGCTTGGTTTTGACGCGCTCGGTGTAGAAATACTCGGCAATCCGAATATCCTCTTTGCTGACCCACTCGGCCCAGCTGTCGCCGGTCGCAGTGGCTTTGAATTGACCGCCGTCGTCTGCGTCGGGATATTGCTTGTTGAATACCGCCTTCGGAATCATCGTGGTGATCAGGCATCGCTCGGCGTCAGATCCGTCTGGCTGCGTGCTGTTGGGATCGAAATAGACGGTAAACGGGTTGTCGATCTGCCGGATGTAGATTTCTTGGTCGAATGAATCCTCGCGCACAAAGTCGGTGACGATTCGCCAGTAACCCCAGCCCATGCGAACCGCGTAATCAAATGCGGTGTCGTACGCGGTGTCTGCGTTGCTGTTGATCTCGATGTGACGCGTGATGCCTTCGAGCACCTCTGCGACCTTCTTATCGGCCTGTGTGTTCGTCGGGTGCACCTTAATCCGCGGTCGCTGCTGGCGCTGTTGATTGGTAACCTGGCGAACGTAGGCGTCGAGCTTGTTGATGGTCAGACACGGCCGAGATTCCAGATTGCGGCTGTTCTGCGTTTCCACCGGCCACTGGTCACCGGCGGCAAACTTCAAATCCTCCAGTGCTTCACTGCGGTTCGTGCTCTCAGCAGTAGACACCAGGCGCAGGAATTCAATCGCATCAGTAATCCGCTTGTCGTAATCGTCACTTTGATAGGCCATATTTTACCCTTTTCAATTCATCCAGCTGCCCATTTGCAGCATTTCAGGCCGGCGCTTCTGCGCTCGGCGCGGTTCGTTGACCATCAGGCCGATATAACGAAATGCGTCGGCGCCGTGACTGTATCCGTCGTGCAGCGGCATTTTGCTAAATCGGCCATCTTCGTCGACATCATAGCGATAATGGCGCAGGCACGAAATGCCGTCGGCGGCGTTCTCGCGGTCAAACCAGCAGTTTGGAAAGATTGTCCTGGCTGCGTTGATGCTGTCTGGAATAGGCACCTTCGGTATGATTTTCACCTTGTAACCGGCGCCGCGCACGATTTCCTCGATGCTCTTACCGTTCGCCGCCAGAGTCTTGTTCTCGGCGTCGTGCGGTAGCCACAAAGTATCGTAGACGTAGCCATGCGTCTGCATCTGCGACAGGTAATGGCTGATGGTTTTCTGGTTGTCCTCCATGTAACGAATCAACCGTGTTTCCATGCCGACAAACTGCAGATACCAGATCGCGGTCGCGTCAGACCAGCCCAAGTCAAAGATTGCGTGCACTGGCTTGCTCGGATCGTAAGCCACCCGGCAGATCCTGCCTTCCAGCTCGGCCATTTGCATCTCGTTCGCAAAGATGGCGCCGTCGACCGTCTGCCGGCAGATGCCCTCCCAGACGGTGTTATAGGCGCTCATGTCGCGCTCGCGCAGTGCGTCTTTCTCTAAGCGTAGCACTTCGGGAAACCACGGATTATCTGACCAATTGACCTTCACGCTTTGGCAGTCAGGCGGAGGATGCAGCACAAAACGTTGATACGTTTCGTCGGTTTCCAGCTCAGGATTGAACGAAACCCAGATTTCTGACTTGTCTTTGCGAATCGTTGGGATCAGCACGTTCCAGCTCATGCGGCTAACGGTCTGCGCTTCCTCAACCCACGCTATATCCACGCCTTCAAATGATTTTATGTTGCTGATGTTGTTTTTAAGACCGGCAAATGCAAACTCGGTGCCGTTTTTGCCGCGAATGCTTGCCTGTGTGATCTCGTAGAACGACAGCAGGCCGAGTGCCTCGATCTGATCACAGAGCAGCTTGTGCACGCTGTCCTTGATGCTGGTCTGGTATTCCCGCGCACACAGGATTCGCATCGGTGATCGAGCGCCGAGGATCAGTAACGCCCTGGCAATGCCCCAAGACTTCGCACCGCCGCGGCCACCGTAGGCGACTTTGTATCGGGCTGGCTTAAACAGGAATTCCAGTTTTTCGGGGAATTCTGCCTTTGCAATTATTTCTTTAGGCTTCAGCATCGTTTTTGACAAACGACACTTGTATGCCTGACAGCAGCGGGGCGCCGTCTTGACCTGTCAATTCCTGCTTGACGGTTTCGGACCAGCGCATCTGCGCTTTCGTCCACCAGATCATGGCCGTGGTGTCTCCGGCCTGCGCTTTGTTGAATAGCGTATCAGCAATGCGAGCCGATGCCTGCGCCTTACCCATCTGCAGATCGTCTGAATAGTGCTTTCGCAGCGTCACATCGCTGATGCCGATCAGCGCCCCGATCTGCTCGTGCGGCAGTCCGAGACCGGACATTTCGCGCACGCGTTTGCGCGTTTCTTCGGTCGGTTTGTGTAATTTATTGGGCATTTTCTTTTATTGGGGCAAGTTTCAACGCTTGTTCCGCTTAGAAATCGCCGCCGCTTTGCTCTTTGCATCAGCCTTAGAGCTGGCGCCCCACGCCTTCAGAGACAGCGCCAGCCGCGTCGGTTCCCCATTTGGTTTTGCCATCGGCCCCGGCATATTACCCATGCGTGCAAGAAAGCTCGCACGTCGAGGATTATCACCAGCCTTGACCGGCGGCTTCAATGTGCCGCCGGTTTCAGCATGATAACTGGCGCGGCCCTTTGCGTTCAGGCCACCCGCCGGATTCTTTCCGGCTTTCTTCGTCCAGGCTGCGCTCATCGTTTCTTCTTCGCCGCTTCGCGTTTGACAGAGTAAGCGATCGCCACGGCCTGTTTAATGGGCTTCCCGGCTTTCACTTCTGCCTTGATATTTTTTTCAAACGCTTTCGGGCTGGTCGATTTCTTCAGCGGCATCTGGCTCTCTCATTTTGTTAATCAACATATTGTAAGCTGCGATCGTCGCTTGAGCTTGAATCGCAAAGACGTTAGCCTTTTGCAATTCAGCTTCAAGCGATTTGATCTCTCCCTGCAGATACTCTGTGGTGATTAGCATTACGCAACCGTTGAAACCATGATGTAATAGGTTGTGCTGCCCGATTTAACGGGTATGCAATGCGTGACCACCGGACTGCCGACTTTTGCACGAAAAACGCCGGTTGCGCTCACTGCAGGCATCACTGCAAAGTTGCCCACTTCGCCAGTGCCGGAATTAGTCACGCGCAAAAATGATGCGTTGGACCAAGTGCCACCCGATGCAAAATCGGAATCCAGCTGCAGAGCCGCCAAAGTGCCGCCCGGATTGGTGGAGGAACCGCCGAGGGTTGCACGCAATGCGTTTGCAGCGCCCGAGATCGTTCCACTGCCGTCAATTGAGCAAGTAACGTGAGCGCCGTTGATGGTTCCAGCGGCGGCTGCGCCGGCACCAGTAACCACCGAGAAAGCACGCAAAGTTTCACCCGAGCCGGTGCTGGTAAAGGTCAGCTTGTTGTAAGACAGTCGAGTATCACCGCTGGTTGCGCTGGTTGATGCGTACGCACCATTGAGCACGCCAGAGCTGCTGATAGTAATCGGAACCGAGCTGCTACCGATTTGAACGGAAGTAAATGCTGGATCTGCGTATGCCACGCCTGTTGCAACTGAATTTGCCATGATTATTCCTTTATTTTTTCCAAAAGGGTTAAGAAACTACGACTGCACAAATATCCATTTCAGAGATTATCTGATAATCCTGACCGTCGATATTATGCGTCGGCCACTTCAGATAATCCCCGTTTCCATACTTAATAAAATCACCGACTGATATTTCGGTTGCTTTTGGTCCTGTTGCCACCACGGTTCCCTCGTTGAAGGGTTCCGTGTTTTTAACGATCAGCACGCTCGACAGCTGCCGCACCAGTGGCTTAACAACGACTTTGTTACCCATCGGCCGGATCATGCTGCCACCTTAGCCGTTGCCACCTTCACAGGCCGACCACGTTTGCGCTGTGGGGGCGGCATGAGTGTGATGGTTGTCGGCACACTGGTGTGGATCGGTTCCATGCCGGCGATACGGACAAATTCACCGCACCAGTCGGTTTCGTGCTTGTTCTGCATTAACGGGAACCGTCTGCAGTTTCCCATTATTTGATGATTTCTAAAAAATCGACAAAAGCTGCAGTTTTCTATAATGTCAGATTCAGCCATTTCAATTTCTCCCAATTGCGATGGTTAGAAAGCCCGGCATCTCAGAAGTGTCGGGCTTTCGCTTACTGGCAGGATTTACGGTCGTGCGAATAGCAAACAGACTCGCTGCGGCCGGTGTTGAATTGCTTGTCGGCGCCGGTCTTGTCTTGCATGCCCTGAGCAACACCGCCGCGCATCGGTTCGCTTTTGCTGCCGGTTTTGTCGGATGACACAACGCCAGCCGGCATTTTTGCATTATTCCCGTAATTCATGATGATTTCCTTTAATGAAGAAAACGAAGTTTGTAGAGGGTTGAATTAATTAATTCTGCGATATTGTCGACCAGCTGGATCAGCTCGCTGTCCTGCGGTAAATGCTTGCGAGATTCTTCAACGAAATCTTTTAAACC